AAGCGTAAAAAGAGTAAGAAGACTCAAAGTCAGATTGCTGCTGAAAAAGAACACGAAAAGTTTCTCAAGAAAATGGGTGTCGGCTCTCGTAGCTCAGTTGGATCAGAGCAACGGTCTTCTAAACCGTGGGTCACAGGTTCGAGTCCTGTCGAGAGCGCCAAATCACAGACCTGTAGTTCAGTCTGGTCAGAACGAACCGCTCATAACGGTTATGTCACAGGTTCAAATCCTGTCAGGTCTACCAATAAACGGAGCGTAGCGCAGTCTGGTAGCGCATCTGCTTTGGGAGCAGAGGGTCAGAGGTTCAAATCCTCTCGCTCCGACCAATTCTATAATTCTACCTCTGCAAAGAAAGAAGAGAAGGTCTATACAGGAACCGAAATTATTGGGATTGCACAGATGCATAAATCTAATGCAATTCCAGTTCGTGGTAAGAAAGCGGCTGAAGAAGTTGCAAAAATGAGAAGAGGATAATAAAGTGGTAATTCCACGACAACGTTTAATGATTGACCCACCTAGTGGTTGGAAATATGGTTTTCCTAAACCTATTCCAGAAGAACAACAACATAGAACTTTAAAGTGGCTAGTAGAAAATGGTTATCCACAATCTGAAATAAATGCTTGTGGTAAGCACTTCTATTATCGTTATTGGAAAGAGGAATTAAAGAATGAGAGTTGAAGTGCGTAATAATAATATTGATGCAGCAATTAGAATTTTGAAGAAAAAAATGCAACAAGACGGTTTGTTTAATGAGATGAGAAATCGAGAAGCCTATGAGAGTAAAGGTGAAAAACGTAGACGGAAGGCTGCAGCTGGTCGTCAACGTTGGTTGAAGGAACAGCAAAAAAGATTAGAAGAATATGGATTCTGAACAAGGATAAATAGTGACATGGCAAGAAGGATAAGATCAAAGACAGATAATTCTGGTTGGATTGACCCCTCTAAAAAAAAGAAGGTTCGCAAAAAACGCAAACCTATGACAGAGGAGCAAAGACAGGCTGCAACAGAACGTCTTGAGAAAGCAAGACAAGCCCGTGCTGCAAAAAATCCTAACTATGGTCAATCTGGTATTCATGAAAGTTTGCGTGATTTACCTGATGATGCTCCCATTAATCCTAAGAAGGTTAAACAATGGATTAAGACGCAAAAAGAACTTGCCTCTATGGAGCGTAGAAACGAAAAGGCAGGAGTGAAGGGTGCATTTGCCCGTCGATTGTTACATGAAGGTTATGTTCGTAACATGCAAAGATACTTGCGGGATGGTGATTGGGTTGATTATTTCTATGGCGAACACCAAGAAAAAAGGATGACCCGTATATGTAGAGCGCAAGCATATTATTTTACGGGCCCCAAAAAAGGTGAACCTAAGTTCGATGTAGGAGTTTACTATCCACTTCTGGGAACGGTATATTCGCAAGAAATGTACAACGCTGATAATGGAGTAGAAGATGCCAATGTGCAAAAGACCAAAAGAAAAAGGAAACGTAATAAAAGGTCCGTGGAAAGCAAAAAGTAAAAAGGAAATAGTAGTTCCTGACGTTGATGTTATTGCTCTCCAAGAGAACATTATGTTTGCTGATGATTTGACAGAAACACTTCTTGTTCAAATGATACATACTATGGGTGAGAATGGCATTAATATTGGGAGTAAGAAATTTATACAAGATGTTGGTTTTGTTGTTGAGTCAGTAAAGAGCACGATATATAGAGACATGGGATTACAACACCCTATGCTTGGAATTATGGAAGTTTTATCAAAAGTGACAACTGATGATAAACAAAATCATCACAGTGAAGTTGATTTAGATTTAGTTGAAAAACTAAGTCAGGATATGATGGAAAATGAAGAACCAGAACCGCCTAAAATTTCATGAAACCTTTAGTCCTGTCATAATGGAAACAAAGGTTCCAACCAAGTTTATCAATATTATGAATATGATTGGTGATTCAGTTCTGTCAAATGAACAGAAAAGTGTGCAATGGGACCATTCAGCTGAACTTGTGGGTAAAGTTCATAAAGAGGTAAGAATTCCTGCTCCTAAAGGCAATGATAAGGAATTTTTATTCAAAACTATGAAACAGGGTTGTGTTGATTATCTTACATATATTATAAAGAAGAATAGAGCCAAAAAGTGGTTATCTATAAATGGTCGTAAAACTGTAATTCCAACGACAAAGAATATTCATTTGAGGGATAGTTGGATAGTCAGTCAGTATGCTGGGGATTATAATCCCTATCACCATCATAGTGGCGATTTTTCTGCTGTAATATATCTTAAAATTCCAGAAGGAATGGATGATGAATGGGATGAGGAGTTTACTGACCACTATCCTTGTAATGGATTGATTGAATTTGCATTTGGAGAAAACCTTGACTTGCGTTCAGAAGCAATTAAGTTCAAACCAGAGGTGGGGAAATTTATAATTTTTCCATCATACTTAAAACATTTTGTTTATCCATTTAGATGTATGGGTGAAAGAAGAAGCATGAGTTTTAATGCTGATATGAGGTTACAATGATTTTAGTTGATATGAACCAGATTAGTTTGGCTAGTGTAATGATGCACTTGAACATAACCAAAAGAGACAGTGTAGAACAAGGAATGGTTCGACATATGATACTTAACTCTCTTCGCATGTATCGTAAAATGTTTTTCGAGGAGTACGGGGAGTTGGTTATCTGTTACGACTCAAAACATTATTGGAGGCGGGATTACTATCCAGAATACAAAGCCGGCCGAAAGAAGACTAGAGACACATCTGGACACGATTGGGATAATATCTTTGAATTCCTTAACATGATGAAAGAAGAGATAAAAGACAATTTTCCATATAAGGTTTTAGAGGTCTATGGTGCAGAAGCTGATGATATCATTGCCACATTGTGTCATGAGTTAGAGTTTGATAATGGTAAGACGTTGATCCTATCTGGTGATAAGGATTTTGTGCAGTTGCAGAAGTATAAGAATGTTAGTCAGTACAGCCCAATCACCAAGAAATTTGTCAATGGTATTGATCCAAATGAATATCTATATGAACATATTCTAAGGGGAGATATGAGTGATGGTGTTCCAAACGTATTGTCTCCAGACAATACTTTCGTTGACGGGTTGCGACAAAAACCGTTGAGTAAAAAGAAAGTTGCAAAATGGGCTGGACCAATGTGTGAACAGATGTTACCTAATGATGAGGTGAAGAGAAATTATCAGAGAAACAAAAAACTAATTGATTTGAAAGAATCACCGAATGAGTTGTTTCTGGAGTGTATACAAACATATCAAGATGCTCCAGAGGGTGACCGTAGCAAACTACTAAATTATTTTATAAAAAACAGACTCCAAGAGTTGATGCATAGCATAGGAGATTTTTGATATGCCATATACACCACTATTTTCAGAAGTTTTAGAAAAAGTTTCAAAATTAAAAACAAAGAAACAAAAGGTTTCTCATTTGAAGGATCATAATACTGATGCTCTTAGAATGGTTTTGAAGACATCGTTTGATCCAAAAGTTATTTGGATGCTTCCCGAAGGCCCCGTTCCTTACAAAAAAAATGAAGCACCAGCGGGAACAGAACATAGTTTACTTGCACATGAAGCTAGACAGTTATATAATTTTGTTCAAGGTGGAAATAATGGATTACCACAAACCAGAAGAGAAATGATGTTTGTGCAATTATTAGAAGGATTGCATAAGGATGAAGCAGAACTTCTTGTCGCTGCAAAAGATAAACAACTTCACAAAGTTTATAAAGGTTTGTCTGACAACGTGGTAAAGGAAGCTTTTGATTGGGATGATAACTACATGGTTGTGGAACACAATCGACATGTAGGAACTGAAGGGCCGTCAAACGTTGCAAGCAGAATTTAATGATTTAGATTATCTTGCTTCTCATTTTTTAGAACAAGAGGATTTTGAATCTGCAGCTATGTGTTATCAACAAATTATTAGAGATAATCCAGAGGATGCAAGAGCTTATTATAATTTAGCCATAGTGTTAAATGACTTGGGTAAATTTGATGAATCTTTTGATTGTTATGAGAAGTCAAGAAATCTAGGATATCATAATCCAGCGAGATTAAATTTAAACACTGGTATGCACTATTTAAAAATTGGGGATTTTAAAAAAGGATTTCACTATGTTGATTTGGAATCTGATGGTGCATGGAGACAAGGAAAAAATTTTGCATCTAATCAAGAGATATTAAAAGATATAGAATTGTGGGGCGGCCAATCACTTAGTGATAAGACTTTATTGATATATAGTGAACAAGGATATGGTGATAACATTCAGTTTGCAAGATATGTTCCAGAGGTTGCTAAACTAGGTGGAGAGGTTATATTCTCATGTTACGATAACCTATATGGTATTTTTAAAAATAATCCTATATTTGAAAATGTTAATATAGTTAACGGTGTTTCTGATATACACCATGTCGATTACAAAATACCCCTTTTGAGTATCCCTAGAATTCTGGGTGCAACAATAGATAACATACCGTTTGTTGGCGGTTATCTATCAAAAACTTGTCATAAAGATTGGAAGCTCCCACAAACAGGATATAATGTTGCTTTGGTTTGGGAGTCAAGTGGCCTTGATATAAGACGTTCAATACCTTTTGAGTTAATACTACCTCTATGTTCAATTCCCAATATCAATATGATAAGCATACAGAAGGGTTCGGGTATCTTAGATTATAGAAGATACGAAGGCACAAAGACAAATCTGCCCAGTTTTGGGGAGAAGATTAAGGATTTTTCTGACACAGCAGATATTCTATCACAAGTAGACTTGTTGATATCTACAGACACGGCACCTATTCATATGGGGGGTGCATTAGGTATCCCGACATGGGGTTTGCTTCATTTCTCTGCTGATTGGCGTTGGTTTACTAGAGAGAAATATCCAGATTCGAGCCCTTGGTACGAATCAGTGCGAATCTATCGTCAAAAAGAGCCAAAAAATTGGGATGAAGTGATAGAAAAGGTGATGACGGACTTAAAAAAAATGACAAGTGATTGATTCCAAACAATTTTTTAATGCATTATTTTCTTGACAATATCCTCTCTATATGCGATAATGTATATAGTGATGAGGGATATGGAGTTCTCATGATTGGTGTTG